TGGCCGCGGAGGTCGGCCGGCAAGCGGCCGCTGTGCTGGCGTGGGCCGCGCAGCTCGCCGAACTGCAGGCGCAGCTCGAGGCGGCGATGGGCGCCGCGGCGGTCGCGCTGGAGGCGTGCCAGCCGACCGAGCGCTAGCCCTGCGGAATAGGCGCACCGAGCGTGAGCGCGGCGCATGACCCGTCGCCGGCCGCGACGTCCTTGATGTTGCCGTGATCAAACGTGCGCCACTGTTCGCCAGCGGGCGCGGCTTCGTCGTACTCCCAGCGCACGTACCAGTTGGTTGACATTTCGACGCAATCGTAGCACGGGCCGTCCATTGTGCCGCACCGGTGGTCGCCGTCTACCCAGCCGTCGACAATGGGGCGCCACGCCGGGCCGGTGTAGACGTAGGCCGTCTCGCCAGTGTCGACGGACGCGCAGGCCAGGACAAGGATTAGGGCGAACATGTAGCCTCCGAGCAGCGTACGCGAGTCGAGCGCCGGTATTCGCCTCGCTATTGGATCTCCTCGGGCGTGTCGTCGAGCGGCACGACCGACGACGACAGCGCGCCGACGCCCCACACGACGAGCAGCAGCGAGAGCACGCCGGTGTCGCGGTAGGTGATGCCGGCGACCTGGGCGATCGTGCTCGACAGCCCGACGTCGGTGTCGGTGATCAGCACCGGATCGCCGAGCGCCAGCCACCCGCGCTCCTGGCCAACGTCGACCGACACCTCGCGCCAGCCGAGCGCCAGCGCGGTACGCCACGCGGCGGCGGCCGAAGCCGTGCCCCGTCCGGCTGTCCACCCGACGTCGATCGTCTCCGAGCCGTCAGCCAGCGTCAGGTCACGAGCCGCGCGCGCCCATGCCGACGCGCCGATCGCCGCTGACACGTCGGGCTCGGGTTGGGTGACCACCGTTGCACGCGCGGCCCCGGTGTCGGCGTCGAGCGCGAGCGCAGCGGACACCGTCGACTCGCCCATCGTGCGGACGGCCACCGCCGACGAACGAGAGGCGTCGTGTCCGACCCGTAGGTGGTCGCGGGCCTGATCACGCCGGGCATCAGGCAGCCACAGCACCGGCGACAGGCCACCGCCGAGCGGGATGGCGGACACCGGCAGGTGCGGTAGCAGCACTTCGGCGAGCCACGTCCAAGGCCCCACGGGCTCGTCGATGTACGTGTCCACCCGCCAGCCGTCGAGGTAGCCGCGGAGCCCCATCCAAGCCGTGCCGTCGTACGGCACCGAAGACCGGCGTAGCATCCACTCGATCACACCTCCGGCGCCGGCCGCTGCCTGGTTGTCGTCGCCGATTACGCCGATCGTGGGCGTGGTGTACGCGTCGCACCACGAAACGTAAAGCTGGTCCGCTTGTTCGAGGTCAACGCCAGCCGTGGACGTGCGGACGTCGACCACCGAGACGGTGCGGCCAAGCGCGTCTGCTTGGGTGTTGATCACAAAGCGCTCGGCGAGCCACCCGTCGCCGGATCCAGCGGTCGACGGGTACAGAACCATCACGGCGTCAGCCTCGACCCGGCCGGCGCAAATCAGCAGGGTAGCCGCGGAGTAGATCCGGTCCCCGGACGCGGCGATAGTGAGCGACGACTCGACCGCCAACGCCGGGGAGCCCGGATAAGCCGATAGCGCGCCGAATATGGCAGACGCGCTTTCGGTAACGCTCACCTGACCCGGCGAGCCGAACACGATCGGGTAGGTCTGACCGATCGTCTTAGCCGGGATCCCGCCCGCGTTCGCGCCTCCGTTGATTGGCCACGCCTCCGCAGACGCGGTCAGCGAGGGGTCAGGTACGAGCGCCGTCTCGACGCCGACATAGGGCGTGATGGTGATTTCGGCCGGCGCGTCGGTATAGTCGTACGCGCTCGACGTGACCTCACCCGCGACAACGACGATCCGGCGGCGATAGTCTGTGCCGGGCACCCACCACGACAGCGACGCCGACCCGCGCAGCGTCGCGACCTTGGCGACGGTGGCGGCGACCTCCGGCCACGACAGCTCCAGCGTGATCGGCTGCGGCACCGACACCGATTCACCCGGCGACACGACGGTCAGTACTTCAACACGCGGAAGCCCGCCGCGGTATTGGTAGGTCTTGCCGAGCTTGCTGTCGACGACTTCGCACGGCTCCGACGCCCAACGCCAGACCCTGCCAAGGGCGTCGACCTCGAGGAGCCAGATCGCGCGGGCGCTGCGGAGCTCGGCAAGCGTGTAGCGCATCAGGTTTCTTCCTCGATCCGGATCACGGCGACGCGCACGACTTCGTTTTCGAGCTCGTCACCCTGCACCGCCTCGATCGCGACGTCGCTGGTCACGCGGCCGTACAGGTGCGCGTGGCGGCGATTCACCACGACGAACGTCGGCGACGCGCCGAACTTGGCGATTCTCGGCAGGTACACGACGCCCGACGAAGCGCCGGCCAAGCGACGGGCTACGCCCTCGACCTGATACGGAGTGCCGCGCCGCGAGGCGACCGCCAACGCCGACGCGTCCGACGAGCCCATCACGTAGTCCGGATCCGGGTCGCCGTCGGGGTCGAGGGCGGCGGTCATGTCGAGCCCGTCGGGCCAGCCGTACTCGACGACGCGGCGGGGCGGCTGGACCTCCACGGCGATCCGGGTGCCGTCGCGTGCCTCCGTGATCTCCGTGCCCGACTCGACGTCAAGCGTGCGACCCCACCCGTACTCGTCGGCGTGGACCACGACGGGGCCGACGACGAGCGCGCCGATCTCCCAGTACGCTTCGGCCGGCGCCGGAACGCTGGCGGCCGGTGTCGGGATGACCAGGCGCAGCGCGGAGTAGGTGGCTCCGCGCAAATCAACGAGGATTGTCCAGTCTTTCGGGATAATGTAGCCGCTGGTGCCGCTCGCTGGATCGGTCGTCTCTGCCTCGACAAACAGCACGGCGCGGCGCGTTGCCGAGTTGGTCCACTTGCCTTCGGCATTGTGCGAGATCCGGCGGGCGATCGTGTCGGACAGCGCGAACGTCGAGCCGGCGACCTCCTCGTGGTACAGGTAGGGCGCGTTTGTGGACGCGGATCCGGTGTCGGGACGCAGCGCCGTTCCCTCGCGCGTCCACCGCAGGCCGGACATCCCGGCGTGCAGGTCAACCGTTGCCAGCGTGACCCACGACGTTGTGCCTTCGTCGTACCCGGCGACGACGACGCGCGGGATGTTGCATCCGAACCCGGCGATGCCGATAATGTCGGAGCCTAGCGAGGTATCGCCGATCTCGGACAGTCGCAGCGCAATCGTCTGCGCAGCCGTCGACGTCGATCGCCACCCCCACCGCGGCGACAGCAGGCCGGTCGCCGGGAGCGCGCGAGACAGGGCGTAGTCATAGGTCGGGTCCACCGTCCACTTGTCGCCGCGAACCGCCGCGCCCGACTCTGCGTGGATCTTGATCGTCGACGTGATCGCGGTGCCTTCGACGGAGCCAAACGGGCACGGGTGAAGGTCGTCGGGGTTGGTCTGGCCGTCTGCAAGGTTGTAGCCCGACTCTGACCCATCGGTGTACGCAAACGAGTGCCAGCGCGACACGGCGGTGCCGGTGGCGCGGTTGCCCCACACAATCGAACTGGTGGAGGCGCCGCCGTCGGTGAGCGTCGTGCTCGAACCTGCCAGCGTCCACGTGCGCTCGGTCGACGCCGAGCGGGCCCGATACCAGACATAGACGGTGGCGCTGCGGATCCCAAGGAGCAAGTCGAAGCCGCTGGTAGTCGCGGTCGTGACCGTGGCAATCAACGTGCCGGCGATCTGATCGTAGACCCGGAACCCGGCGGGGCCGATCCGAATGTCGATCCCGTAGCTGTTGGCGCCGTCGGCGACCTTGAAGCCCGCGCCAACCACGTTTGTCGTGACGGCGCCGCCCGACACGGCGGTCATGCTGAACGAGGCGACGTAGCCAAGCGCGACTGACCCGGTCGGCGTGACGTTGTGGCTGATGATGTTGGCCGCGGTGGTCAGCGTGTAGTAGCCGCTGCCGAGGGCGCCAGTTCCGAGGCCGCTTGTCGACCATCCCATGTTGTTCGGGATGTCGTACGGAACGTAGGCATGCGACCACGCGACTCGGCGTCGAGGATCCAGCCATCGCGCGTAGCCCGGCATGGTGACCGTCGAGTATCCTCCGAGGAAATGGAGGAACAGGCTCTGCTCTTGCGCGCTTGCGCCATCGCATTCCGAGGCAAGCAGCAACGTGCCATTGACCGCGCAGGACGCCAGATCCATCGGGCGTTTGTTTGCGGGGCCACCGCCGGACGCGGACCGGTTGCCGCCGTCCAGCCACGACGCGGCGACGGACGTGCCAGACCCGGCCGCAAACATGCCAGTCCACGTCAGGCCAAAGTCACTGGTGTAGATCGACGCTCCGTAGTGATCCTCCCCAGACTCGGCGTCGACGACGTAGTGTAGGTAGATCGTCTCGCCCATGCGGGTAAACGTCAGGCCTGACGTCGACGTGATCTTCGTCGCGGTCGCATTGACCCCGGCGCTGATGCTGTACGTCATCCCCGTGGGGGTGGTCTTGGCGGCGCTCGACAGCGGCTCGTACGCGCTGCCGATCCGGGCGTACGTGATCGGCGCGTTGGCGTCTGCGGAAGTGGCGTCACCACCCGCTGCCCAGGCCGCCAGAAACCCGGTTGGCGTCGCAATAATGGCCGCACCGGCCGGCGCCGAGGAGGTCCCGGGCCAGACCTCGACGCGTTCGAGCGTCATCCCGTAGTCGGCGCTCGCGGCTTGCATGAGGACCGAACGGTAGCCGAGGCTGGTGTTCAGCGAGGTCACCGAGGCGATCACGACCACCTGGCCCAGCGAGTACGCAGCGCGGAGGCGCCCGACGACGTAGGACGTCGAGCCGCCGGATCCGCTGGCCAGGGTGCCGTACGACAGCGGCTGGTCGAGCGCGTACTGCTGACCCGTCGCCCACGTCGCGCCGTCGTCGTCGGAGTACCAGACCCGGATGTTGGCCTCAAGCCCGTTCGGATCAAACACCCAATGGTAAACGAGGATTCGCGAGGATGGAAGCCGAACGATTGCCGGGTAATACCCCTGGTCGGTCGGGACCGCAAACGTCGTCGAGTAGATCGTCGCGCTCGTGATCGTGCCGGCCGTAGTGCGGGTGGCGACTCGCACCTGATACGGACTGCCCGCCGACGTGTCGCGGACCTCGTACACGATCAGCGACACGCCCGACGGTAGCGCCAGCATATCGGGGTGGCGAGCGTACAGGATGGCCGTCGGCGTGCCCGTGTTGACCGGGACCACGACCTCGACGCGGGTGAGCACCGACGGCGCATCCCACCCAAAGTAGTCGCCCGACGAACCCGAGCGCCACGCGTATGCTGCGGCAAGGTGAGCGGCCGACCGGGCCACACCTCCGCGCAGCGCCAAGATCTCGTAGGACGTCCCGGCCGTTTGGTCGCCCTGGGCGACGAGGCCCATCTGTGACACGCCGGTAGGTGCGACGGCTCCCGGCGCGCGCGGACCGGCCTGCGAGTACGACGACTCGGCGGCCCACACCGTGATTCGCTCGTCGGGGATCAGTAAGCCGCGCATCGGGTTGCGGGTGTACTCGCTCGCCATGACTACCTCGCGCGCTGGCCGTATCGGGGTGTGCCTATCGCCTTGCGCAGCCCCGAACCAGGGCGCGACGACTCCTCTTGCATGACCTCGTCGACGACCCGGCCACCGGCCAGGAACTGCACTTGGATCGGCGCCGGGGCGGCTCGCCCGCTGTTGGCTGCCCGCGTCGAGCCGCGGTCGTCGCGCCGGGTGGACGCGGCGGTCTGTACCGTCTCGCCTCGGTGGAGCACACCGACCGTAGCGTCAGGCTGGCGCATCGCGGATCCACCGACGAAGAAGGCCGGAGGGGGTGTGGCAGCAATGGCCGCGATCTGTGCGGCGCCAGAGGCCGTGAGGCCCACCGCTGCGATGGCGCCCGCGATCGGCCCAAGTTGGGCGAGCGCCGCCGAGATCGCAACGGCGGTGTTGATCCCGACCTGCGCGATGCCCGCGCTCTTGCTGACCTTGTACGCCTTACGGGCGGCTTCTTCGCTAAGGTTGCCGTTCTCGGCGATGGACGCGGACAAATCGGCAATGCCGCCGGCAAGGATGGCGGATCCGTCGGCGATCGACAGCGCCGACTTCGCGATGATCTCGCGCGCCTGCTCCCCAAGTTCGACCGCGAGGCCGGCGTACACGGCGGACGTGCTGGCGGCCCATGCCTCGGTCGCGGCGATGTCGGCGGCGCGGAGCTCGGCGGCTTCCGCTAGCCGCTCTTGCTCGGCGCCTAGGAGCTCCGCCTGTTCGCGGGTGGCGCGCTCGAAGATCGCCGTACGAGCGGCGGCAATCTGCGCGTCAAGTTCGGCGTTGCCCATCGATGCAATGGACAGCGAGTCGAGCGCGTCGAGCTGGGCATACAGCGTCTCCAGCGCCGACGCCTTGACGTCGCTGTTGGCGGCAATCTCGATGGATGACGCCTCTTTGATCGCCGAGGCCAACGCCGACGCGGCCTCCGCTTGCTGCTTGGCCGCGGCGGCCTTGGCGCGCGCCAGCGCCTCGGCGGCGGCCTTCTCGCGGGCGGCGGCGTCGCCGGGGCTCTCAATCATGCCGAGGGCGATCAGCATCTGCATTTCGGCGTCGAGCGACTTCGTCAGCGCGTCGGTAGCGCTTGCAGCGCTGGTGTTGGCCGCGGCCAGATCACGGCCTGCCTGCACGTTGGCGACGGCGCGCGGGATGACCTGATCCAGCGCCGCCACCATGTTGACCAGCGGTGCCGATCCAAACGACAGGGCGTCGGTCAGAAATGACGTCTGGTTGCCGGCTTCGTACATGACCTCCGCAAACGCTTGCGCGGTCGCGACGCCGCGCGCCAGCGAGCCCGTCAGACCGCCGACGAACGACCCAAGGTCTGCAAGCATCGGCGCAAGCGTCCCGACGGACGCGGCAAGTTGGCCGGTGCCCTCCGCGGACGCCGCCGCAAACGCTTGCTTGGCCTGCAGGGCTGACGCCGAGAGGGAATCGAGCGCTGTCGACGCCTCCGAGATCGCGGCGAGTTGGGTGGCCGTGGTCCCGGACGTGGCGCCGAGCTCGGCAAGCGCGGCCTCCGTTTCGTCAAACGTCCGGATCGCTGCGGCCGACGCGCCTACCAGGGCGGTGATCGCGAGGCCTGCGGCGCCGATGCCTGCAGCGGCGGATCCGGCCAGACCGATGGCCTCGATCGCCGTAGCGACGTCGGCGGCGTCGCCCACGATGCCGCCGAACACCTTTTCGGCGCCGCGCTTGATATCCTCGAACTTACGCACGCTTTCGACAGACGCGGTCGCGTTGGCCTTGCTGATTGCACCGGCCGCGGACTTCGCGGCGGCTTCGGCCTTGCGTACGACCTTCTCCACGTTGATCAACGTCTGTTGTGCCGCTTCGCCCGACAGATTCGGCAGGTCGGCAAGCGAGCGTTTGAGCGCGGTCAGGTCGGCGCTGATGGATACGACGGCGTCAGCCACTCTTGCCTCCTAGCGCCTTGATCAGCGTATCACGGAGCAGCGGCCCCATGAGCTTGGTCGCCGCCTTTGCCGCTTTCTGCAGCTCGGCAAGGGGCGACCGGATCCGCTGGGCGTAGTCGATCGGCGCCGGGCCGTCGCCGGAGCGGGCAAGGGCGATCAGCGGAGCTGCGCTGGCGCCTGGTGCCAGGGTCTGCACGTCGCCGATCTTCGTCGACTTAATGTAACGGGCATACCCAACGGTGCCGATCACGACCTCGATCTTGCCGGCGTCGGGGTCGATCCTGATGTGGTAGTCGAGCGCGGCGCGGCTTTTGCCCGTCTTGACCGGCCACGTCGCGCGGGCGGACGCGGTGAGGCGGCGGCCCTGGTTGTCGAGCACGCCATACACGCCCGCGCCCATTGCCTTGCGGAGCTCGTCAAGCAGCGTACCGGCAAGCGCGCCGGAGATGGCCACCGCCGACTGACCTTTGCCGACTCGTACCTCACGGCTCACCGGCGCCTCCCCGTCACTTTGCGCGGCTGCGGCGGCTTGGATCCGCTGGGCTTGCTGGCCTTGGCCGCTTCGTCCTGACCGGTGTGGACCCACCACCAGCCGAGCAGTGACGTGCGCCGGTCGTCGTCGAGGCTCCACCATCCGCCGGGACCGAGCGACCACAGGCGCTCGACCTCGGCGATGACGTAGTCGACACTTACGCCGCCCCCTCGGGGGCTTCGGTAGGGCGCGCGGCTTCCTTCGCCTCCGCAAGGCCCGGCAGACCAGCGGAGGCGATGGCCTCGATCAAGGCAGCGCCCGCGGTAACGATGTCGGCGACGAGTGCACCACGCGCAATCAGGTCGTCAGCGACCCGCAGCCCGTAGGCCGACACGTCGCCGTCGTAGGTCGCCCTCGGGCGGTCGGGACCGGCGGGCCAACACAGGCCGACCGTCGCCGCAGCAAGGCGCAAGCCGACGGACCGCGACTCGGGCAGGGCCACAATCAGCTCGAGCCGAATCGTCGCCGACCGAGGCGGGAGCAAAGTGGCGCGCGTGGCGCCGACCTGAAGGGTGATGGGGGCGTCGCTCATGGGTCATGCTCCAGGGTCAGGAGGTGCCGGTGTAGGTGACCGTGCCGTAGCACACGTAATTCACGGTGAACGTCGACGGATCGCCGGCCGACCAATCCAGCGTACAGTGACAGTTGGTCAAGACCGCGGTGCCGTCGGTGCCGTCGCCGTGGTTGGTGCCCTCGATCGTGATCGTGATCTTGACGCAGTAGACATCGACGCTAGATCCGAGCGTCGACAGGTTGGCGCTGTAGCCGTTCTGCTTCAGCAAGAAGTCGGACAGAACGCCGACCGACGCCGAAGTGAACTCGCGAAAGTGCGCGGTGAAGCTGCCAGACGGGTAGAAGCGCGAGGTGTGCCGCACGCCGTCGAGCTTGCCACGCGCCTCGTACGCCACGACCTCGTTGTACTGGGCCGTGATGCCGGACACGGCGCGGAGGCCCTGGATCGCTTCGTCGCCGATCGTGACCGGGACCACCAGCGTCACCGGCGTGCCGGTGCCGTCGGCGAGGGTGATGGATCCGTCGTTGAGGTTCTTCGTGACCGTGCTGATCGCCATGACGGCTCCCTATGCGAGTGCGAGGTGATGTGTCGCCTTGATCTCGATTACGCCGAGCAAGTGGGCGCGGTCGCCGTCGACGATCTGCCGGGTCATTGACACGGGCGTCAGGTGCAGGTCGGCGGCGGACACGGCGAGCAGGGCGGCCACAAGGGCGGCCTCGCCCGCGTACGCGTCTCGTACGGCGGCGCTGTAGTCGTCAACCGTCAGCGCCCACGCCCACTCGACACGGATCCGAGTGTCGACGTGCGCGCCTTCGGTGGTCGTGATGCGCCGACCGCTCGGCGACGGACCGGGGCGCGTGGTCGTCTCCGTCGCCATGACCGAGGCGGCCTTGTGTTGGTCGTACCGAGTCGCGTCGGCGGTGAGCCCGACGGGCATGGTCGACACGCGCCAGCCGGACAGGCCGTCAACGGCGGTCTCGAGCCGGAGCACGATGGCCGCTACGGTCAGGGCCGCCACGTGCCACCCCCGGACAGCCACACGGTAGACGCGGCGGGCTTGCGGGCCAGGGCGTCGGGTACGCCGTTCTCGTCGCGATCGACCCGGATCCGCGTCGAGCGGTACGCTGCCTCGTACGCGTTGAGGTAGCGATCACGCTCGACCGCGTACAGTGAGCCGGAGTCGGCGGATCGAACCGCAAGATCGCCGAACACAAGCGAGAGCGACAGCGCGAGGTGGCACTCGCGGAACGCGTGCGCGTCGGTGACGAGCCACGGAAGGTGGCCCTCGATCAGCAGTCGACGGGTCAGCATTCGCCACGCCTCGTCGATCCGGTCTTGGTAGTTGGCCGACCGCGTAATCGGCGCCGCTGCGTTCGGCGAAAGCGCCGGGATGCGCGCGAACAGGTCGACATCGGAGACGACGGGGTACAGGGTGCGGCGCACAAGCGCGGCGTCCGTCCGGAACGTGTGCACCACGCCGTCAGGCATGAGCAGCGCCCATTCGAGCGCCCAGCCGTCGCCGTAGGAGTAGGGTGTGACCGTGGCGGACGGGATCGAGTACTGCGCGACCGAGCCCGTCACCGTCACCGCAGCCGCAGAAACCACGGCCACCGCCGACGGATTGTAGACCGTCAGCGTCCCCGATGTCGGGGCCGCGAGCGCGCCGTCTCGGTAGACAGGGCACTTGCAAAGGTTGGCACGACCACGCTCAATCTGCTCCAGACCGAGGCGTGGCGCGTAGATGGTGTCGGCGTAAGCCACGGAGCTCCTTACTGCTGATTACCGAAGGGCCATCAGACCGTTTCCACGAGAATGAACGCCTCGGCTGCGACAATGTTCTCGGCATGCGCCACAGACCAGTCTGCGGTGTAGTCGAGGTACAACGGCGCGGTCGTGTCGACACCGGTGATGACCTTGACGAACCCGAACGTCGGCGTGGTACCAACCCCGATCGCGTCGGCCTGGCAGATGACGCCGTGGATCACAACGACTCCGGCGGTACCGACCGATCGGACGGTCATGTAGCCCATGAACATCCCGGCGTCGCCGTCGGCGCTGTCGATGGCAGCGGTGCTCACAACCGGGGTGTTGCTTCCGGGCGTGGTCGACGCGCCGAAGCGAAGCGCGAGCGTCAGGGTGTCGGTGCTGTTGTTGTCCGACACGATGCACGCCCCGCTGATCGGGTACGACTTGCCGGGCTGCAACGAGTGGGCGGCGAACGTGTGGCGCGCGAGGCTGCCCTCGGTCTGCGAGTTGGTGTGTGCGGTGCCCTGGGCGACGGCGACAGTCAATTGGCGGTACATGGCGGGCTCCTGCTATTTGGGTGGCGGTGATTGGCCCGCGTCGATCTTGCGGGCGGCCTCGGCGACAGCGCGCTCCGAACGGGAGCGCGCTTCGTCCGGAGCAAACCCGGACTTCCGGGCGCGCTCGTACATGCGTTCGCGGGCGGCGGCGGTGTCGCTCATGCGGCACCGATCGCGTCGAGGCCCTTGAGCTGGGCCTCGCACATCTTGACGGTGGCGCCGGCTGCGTGGCTCTTGCGCTCGCTGGCGGCTACCAAGGTAGCCTCGACCTGATCGCGCAAGGTGCGAATGACCGACGGGTGTGGGGCGTCGATGATGCCGCGCTTCACGAGCGCCGTCAGCCACCGCCGGTAGCCGGCCTGGTCGTGCGACACGATCACGCCCTGACCCGCGTGCACCTCGAGGCGCTCCCACGGCGTGTGAAAGTACGGACCCGACGCCGTCATGGTGCGGCGCACGTAGCCGGGGTGGCCGTCGGGCGTGTCCTCCGCAAGGCACGCGGACTCCGGGATCATGATCTCGCCGCCCTCTTCGCGCCCGGCACGAGCGCCCGCCCACTTGCCGGAGGCCGTCACGCCGCCGACGCCGGGCTCGATCGCCATCTTGGACAGCGACGGGATGACAACGCCCTCGGCGTCGATCTGGAAGCGACGAGGCCCGTGGAACAGCACGAACGGCGGCGACGGCTCGTACGTTACCGACTTGGGCGACGCGCGGTCAGCCTGGACGGTGTACGGGGTCGATTCGGTCGTGATCGTGGCGGGTGCCGCACGCGCGGCCGCCTTGACGTCTACGGGCATTCGTCGCTCCTATCAGGTGACGCGGATTACGCGTCGGTGGTGATGTTGACGCCGGCCGCGGTGTCGCGGATCCCGACGCCAACGTAGTAATCGCCGACGATCGAGGTCAGCGCGCCGAGGTTGTCGCGGTCGACGCTGACCGAGATCCGGCCGCCGGAAAGCATGCCGGATGGGATGCCGGGCACGCCGGGAACGGCCGCGTCGGCCCAGTGGATCGCGCCCTGGCCCCACATCATGCCCGCGCGGTCCGCGCCCGCGTTGGCGGTCGGCGTCCGGTTGATGCGCATGATGTCCACGCCGAGCAGCGTGCCGACGGCCATCTGGCCCGTGCGCTGGACGACTTCGGCGGTTGCCGGCTGGTACTGCATCACGCCCGTCTCGGCGCGCAGGCTGGTGCGGAGGTCGGCGATTTGCTGCGAGTGCAACGTCGCGACGAACGGGCCGGAGACGTTGGCGAGCTCCAGCACGGCCACCGCCGTGAACCAGTTGTCCACGGACAGGTTGACGCCGGTGGCGCCCGCGGTCGACGAGAAGCCGCCGCCAAGCGCCGCGATCATCGAGGTGAAGCGGGCGTACGCGCTCTGAACGATGTCGGCCGCCAGCGCGGACACGTTGATCCGGCCGCCCGCCGGGTCGGTGATGCGCGCGAGATCGGACAGGGTCCGCGCGATGGCCTGACGCGCGACCGCGAGGTTGACCGAGGTGTCGGTGAGCTGGGTCGGGACCACGGCCGCGTTCTCGGCGACAGCCGCCATCTCGTCGTAGCCGCCGAGCCCGAGGCGCGGGTACTTGACGGTGTCGGAGCCGGATCCGCCAGCGTCGCCGCGGTAGAGCAGCGCCGGGTTGCCCCACAGGTAGGAGCGATCCGCGAGCAACAGGTCGACCTCACCAGCCAGGACGGCGGGGAGCCGCAGGTCACCGAGGGTTGAGTACAGGATCTCGTTCGCCATGATCAGGGTCCTCCAAGCTGGGTAATTGCTTGGTCGGCCGGGCGGCGATAAGGGGCCGCGGACCCGATGGGCCGACTAGGCAGGCGTCGCGCTGTATCGGGCGCACCCGGACACGCCTGCCGGTATTTGCGCCAGCGTACACCGTGGCGCGCTGCGCGTCAAGTGCGCGACGGGCCACCGCGCATCGAGGCCATGATTGCGTCACGGTGTGCAGCGTACTGCCCCGTGCGCCTCAACTCGTCGATGCGATCCGGGGTGTACGCTCCGCCGACCCCGGTCGGGGTCGTCGGCGGCGCGGGGTCGGCGCGAGGCGTACGGTTCGAGGGCGGCGGGGAGCCGTTGGCCGTCGCCAGGAAGGGGCGCAGCACAAGGGGCGCCTCCTCTGGTTTGGCGCGCCAGCCGGTGAGCGCGTCAGCGTAGGTCGGCCGCTTGGCGGCGTCGGGCTCGGCGGCAACGTGCCGGTCATACGCCCACTCGGCGGCGGCGATCACGTCGGGGTCGGTCAGGCCGGCGCCGACGGAGGTGCGGTAGCGGTCGTGCCGCGAGGCCAGCGCGGCGGCTTCGGCGGCGGCGGCCGCCACTTGGGCGGCGTACTGCTCGGCGGCCTTCGTGGCGGCTGCGGCGGCCGTCTCCGCTGCGGTGGCGCGCGCCTTGGCGTCGGCGAGCTCGCGGCGGGTGGCCGCGAACCGCTCGTAAGGGATCGGCCCTTTGTCGTCGGCGCCGTCGCCGGCCGGGGTTTCCGGGGTGTCGCTCATGGGGGAGCTCCTGTCATGGTGTCGGGCGTAAAGCCTGCCAATGGCCCGAAGATTTCCGCAAGCTGGACCGGCGGTACCAGCGGGAACGCGGCGGCGGCAATGGCCTTAGCGCTTGTCAGCGGCAGTTGACCTGTCGCCACTTGCGTGGCCAGGTCGGCGAGCGCCGCCACTTGTGCGCCGTTGAGTGCCGTCGCCTGGACGTCGGCGCCCGCGGCGGTCGCCTCGTCGACTGGTGAAGCGACGGCGGCGAGCCCTGGCGTGGTGCCGGTGCCTGCGCCTTGACGGCCGGTGGCGTCGGGCATCGCGGCAAGGACCGGCGGCGGAATCATTGAGGCGATCGCGCGCTCGGCGTCGGGCACCGTCAGCTCGGGGTGGATGTACAAGTACGCCTCCAAGCGCGACATCAGGCCCGCGCCCATCGCTTCGATCGCGTGGCGGCGCCGCGCGTCCTGCTCGTCGACCGATAGCGGCGTGGATCCGTACACGACGCGGTACGCCGACTCCGGCAGGTCGGGGCCACCGAGCGACCGCACGATCGTGGCCGTGACAGCTGCAAGGCGTTCGTCGGACGGCCGAAAGCTGGGTGTGAACTTGGCTTGCATCCTGCGCTTGCCCTCGTTAGTGAGGGCAATCGCGGAGCCGGAGCGGTTGGGGGCGGCGCGGTGGAGGTCGGCCGGGGAGACGCCGCCCGCCTCTACCGCGACGCGGCTCGCAAGGTCGTCGTTAACCCGGAACATCATCTCCACATCGGCGCCCGGACCCCACTGCCATTGCATCGGTTGACCCGTGTCGTCGGACAACCGCTCAAACATGGCAAGGACGGCCGGATCCATCACGTGCCGAACCGTGGTGTTGCCGTCGGCGTCGACCGATGACTCACCGCCGATTGGGCGCATCCCGTACACCGAGCGCTGCGGCCATGACGCGTCGCGGTAACAGTGAGTCGCCATCCAGTAGAACACGGCAACGTCGAGGGTGCCGGCGAACAGCGCTTCGCGGTGGTTCGGATCGTGCAGCCCGACACGGGGCGGGCCGTCGTTGTAGAGCACGTACGGCATGATCGGGCGCCCATCGTCGCGCCGGTATGGGTAGTCGTCGCCGATCTTGGCGTCGAGCACCACTTCGGCGCCGCCCGACGCCGGCAGCCGGATCAGGCGGTAGGCCGGGGCGGCGGGGTCGCGCAGGTCCCACTCGTCGGCGGTCCACCCGGAGACGTCGTCGACCAGCCGCGGGACGTAGTGACGCACGAGCGCCGGCTGCCCGCTGCCGTCGGTGCGGGCGGCGTCGAACACCTCGTCGGGCGGCACGACCTCATAGCTGATCCGTGGCAGGCCGCCGACGACCTCGGCGCCGCGGACGCGGACGTAGCACGAGCCGATCCCGATGGTGTACATCTGCACACGCTGCATGATCGCTTGGAGGCCCGCGATGCGCGTGGCGTCGGTGATGTACTGGCCCGCCGACTCCTCGTCGTGGGTGAAGCGCAGCGGCTCGTCGTACAGGACCGCCAGCTCGCGGCACACGGATTCGGCAAGGTTGCGCGCAAGGCTTGGATCGCCCCAACCGGTGATGCGGCTCGTGCCGACCACGCGAATCGCCCGGTCGATGAGCTGCTGACGCCACGTCCCGTCGAGGATCTCGCGCCGTGCGCGCTGGTCGGTCCACCGGATTGCCGTAGCGGTGTCGGGCGCCGGGACCGGCGGCAAGATCGCCAGAGACGGCGAGATCAGGTGATTCATGGCGTGAACCTCACGATTGTCTTGGTACCCTGTTCGCGAGCGTTCGCAAAGACGCGGAACTCAAGCGCGTAGCGAAGCGCGTCGATCGGGTCCTTGTAGTAGCTGTCGACGAACAGGCCGGCGCCGGTGTGCCGGGACTGCTCTTGGCGGCCGTCCCACTTCTCGATCGACTCGCGGAGCCGAGTGCAACGCGGGTGGACGTGGAACCGGCCGGCCACCATGAGCCGGTGCAGGTAGCGGATCCCCTGGTCGACCGACCGGCGGCCGGTGTCTTGCGTCTGCTTGGCCGTCTCGATCTGGCGGATCGACTTGCTTGGCTTGCGCAGGAGCTTGGCGATTTCGCGTTGTAACCCGAGGTTGCCCTTCTTGATCGCGCCGCGCTCGTACGCGCGGTCGCCGCGAGCGTGGTCGACGTCATCCCACTTGAGCCCGGATCGCGCTAGCATCTCGAGCACGCGACGGGCGTCGTCTTCTTCGGTGCTGTTCTCGGTCTGGGGCGTCTCGTCCCAGCACCACACTTCGTCGCGTTCGCCGGGGAGCAGGAACAGGAGCAGCGCGTACTGCTTGCCGACCTTCGTTCCGTGGTCGACCCCGAACACGACCACGAGCTCGCCGGGCGGCGTATCCTCGCAGAGGTGCGAGGCGTTGAACGCCGTAAATACGCGGTCGACGGCGCGGTACTCCCATTCGCCGTGGCACACGACCTCGCGCTCGTACTCCGGCGTGTCGGCGATCGACTTCGCGACCCATTCGGCGTCGCACACCGTGCCGTCGCCGAGGCGGATGGGCTCGACCTCACCGACCGGGATCAGCGCCTCGGGTACCAGGCGGGAGTGATGGTCTTCGACCTGACCCGCGGCGGTGAGGTCGGACAACCAGCCAAGCGGCCCCGCGTTCACGGGCGTCATGGACAAGAGCACGATCCCGCCTCGGCTCATGACGCGCTTCGTGACCTCGACGTACAGGCGCAGGCTGGTGGGCGGCTCGTCGAACAGCACGCCGTCAAGCGTGGCGCCCGCAAGCGTGATCGTGCGTTGGCCCGTGGTCTTGAATCGGCAAATCGAGCCGTTGCGCAGCTTGAGCACCGGTTGCCGGCCGCGGAACCCGCGGACGTCATCAAACTCACAGCCGGGCGCCACCTCGTCGGGGTCGATCAGGTCCCATAGCTTGCGCTGAATGGCGATTGACTGCGACGACTCTGCGCAGATGATCCACCACTCGACGGGACCGGCCGGGACCTCCTTGTAGGGGTGGACGCCGCGCAGATGGCACAACACCTCGTACAGGGCGGCCGTCGACTTGCCGCCCCACTGGTTGCCCTGCCGGATCATGCGGACCTTCGCCGAGGAGCGCAGGAACCGGTCTTGGTTGCGCAGCCACCGGTAGCGGCTGCCTGGGTCGCGGCGCAAGCGCTCGGTGCGCACGCGAACGCGAGCGAGCAGGGCGGCCGCAAACGCCTGCGGGACGATCACTGGCTGCCGCCGAGCAGCCGGAGCGCAGGTGCCGCTAGACCGAGGGCGCGCGCGAAGTCGGCCAGGATCTCGCGGCGGTCGGCCTCGGGTAGTGCAGCAGCTTCGGCCATCGCCGAGGCGAGCAGCTCGTCGGCGGTGGCCTGGGTCGGCGGCGCGGCGGCGACTTCGGCCGTGAGGGCGGCGCGCTTGTCGACCTCGGCGTCGTACTCGTTCCGGACGGTTCGGGCCTCGCGGTACAGGACGCCGAGGGCGTTGAAGCTGCTCGCCTCGCGCGCGGCGTCAACGTCGTCCTCGACCTCGGCAAGTTTGAGGCGCAGCCATTCTAGCCGGTCAAGCACCATTATGCACCGCCCGATATGCAAGGTTTGAAACGGACAATGGAGGGGGGGGAGGCAGTGGACATCCTTTGGCTCCCGGCTCCGCGGCGCCGTTGCACATGGCCTAACTCACCACCGGCAGCGTCACGCTACCGACCCACCACCCATCAAGCCCCGCCGTGCCATCCCACGACCCAGCCGACACCCGGAGGCCCTTGGCCTCGCTCGACTGGTACACGGTGCAGCCCCGCCCGTCGTCATCCGCGCGCACGAGGTACGCGTGCCCGCGCGATCCCTTGACCACACGCCCGGAGTCAAGCCCACGCCAGCGCTGGATCAGGTGCCAGCGACCGGGAGTAAGCGACGGTGCCGACGTCCACGGCGTCGAGGCCGACACGAGGCGAGGCGCCCGCACCACGCCGTCCACGCCGATCAACGGCGACCACGGCGCGGCGGGATCGATGACGTTCAGCGCGTACCACCGTCGCATCCAGTCGCTGGACGTCACGCGCACCGACTGCGCAGCCTGCGTGATCGACCCCGACAGGTCGACCGGCACGCCCTCCACGAGCGCGATCCACAGCGCCGTCATGGTGCAGCACGGCAGCGGCCAACGCCGGACGAACGACCCGAACGGATGCG